CACAGGCACTAGAAGCTTTCACCGCCCCCGCTGAAACAGGCTTTGGCGGGCAGTCAGCTTACGGTGCATCACCTATGTTGCTTGGTCAGTACGAAGTAGAAGAAGCAGCACCACTGCCTCAGTTTGGTTTCCCCATGTATCAGTTTGATATAGCACAGCCGGGAGATGCGTATTACAGACCACTGAGTTCTTGGAAAAGATCAATGGGAGTAGCATAACATGAATCAAGATATGGCAGATTATATAACTAGGGCGGGCCGTGCTATACCCGGGCAGTCTTTGACTAACGATCCGCAAAACCCGCAGCCTTTTGAAACATCTCCTGAGTTTACTGAGTTGCGTGATGCACTTGAGTATATCTTTGTAGCTTTAACAGAAGAAGAGACTTATGTACAGATAATGCAGGAAGTTGCTAATGGCTATCCTATTATGGATTTTGTACAAGTGTTTTTGTTTGAAGGGTTTAATAACGGCAAGTGGAATCCCGACTTAATGATGCTGCTTGCTGAACCTATGACTTATATGATTATGGCTTTGGCTGAACGTATAGATATTGATTATGTTATATATCGTGGTGAAGATTTAGAAGACGAAGCTGAAGAGCAAGCATTAGGTCTTAAAAGTACAGAAGCTATGCTAGATAAAATTAAAAGTGCTAAAGGTGTACCTAGCGGAGCCTTACCTGAAGAAATTACACAAGCAATTGAAGAGATGCCTGTAGATAGCATATTAGCAAAACCAGCAGAAGTACCAGAAGAAGCCCCCGCCAGTTTAATGGCACAACAGTAAGAGGATTATATAGATGGCTATTGAACAGTTTGGACAGTCGCTCCTTGCAGGTCAGCGTCAGAGACAGCGCAGGGTGGCTAAACAGCAACGGAGACTGCAAAGAGAAGCTACTCTTGGTGCGCTTGGGGGTGCTATTACTAATCAGTTTTTAAAAAATAAAAAAGATGAGTTTCTTAATAGTGAAGCTAACAATGCTTTAAAAATTAAGTATAAAGAAAAAATAGCTAATGGTGTAAACGCTGTAGATATTTACGGCAAAGCATTATTAGCCGAAGGTGGCCCTGACGCATATATTAAAGAACAAAGAAAAAATTATTTAATTGCTGATGCACAGAAAACATGGGGCGATCAGTATAAAGAATTTGATGAAAAAAGTTTAAATATATTCTTTGATCAAGAAGCTGAAAAATGGACAAAGCAGAATATTGATCTTTACAAAAAAGCTTATGAGTCTGGATTGCAAATGGGTACGCTTGCTGAGTTTCAAGAAGCCCGGGCAAATGGTTATGAAGGCCCAGAAAATGTAGCGCAGTTAATAACTAGAGGTATTGCTAGTACTTTTATGGGGCAAACTCCTGCTAGTAGTAAAGCTACTGCTGCTAGAAACAGAGCAGACGCAATGATGGAAGCGGGTAGACAAGTTGAAACATATCAAGCTGCTATTAATAAAGGTTATGACATTAACACTGCTGACCTGTTACAAGAAGCTTTAGATGCTAAAAGAATTTCTATGAAACAAGATAAAATAGTATCTGAAAAGTTTGAAGAGGTTCCTACTTATATAAATGGAGTAAGAGTTGGTACTGATCAAATTAAAAAAATAACTAAGGAAAGAGCAGACGGTTCTACTTATGAAGTACTAGAAGGTGGAGAAAAAGGCCCAACATCTGTTTCTGAAACTGAAATTGAAGAAGCAACATCTACTTATGGGAATGGGTATCAAAGAAAAGTAGTGACTGTTACTGCTAGTGATGGAACTAAGACTACCCAGACCGGGCCTTTTACACTTGATCCCACTAAAGCTACTAACAATGCATTATTAGCTACCGCAGAACAAAATCAAGGAATAGTTGATCAGATAGAAAGAAGAGCTAGAAATGTGGCAAGTCGCCTTGGAGAAGAGTCGCAAGAAACATATTTTAGATATTTTTCATCTGGGGATGATTTATCAGAAAGTACTTTAAAGCCAAGGCGTGAACAAGAATTTCAATTTTTGTTTTCTACTGCTTTAGATATTTCCGACTCTTTTTTTCCTGAAGATAAAATAGAACAAAAATATGCTGAACCTATTGCAGAACTTCTTGCAAACTCTCATGTTCAGTCTGCCTTGTCTCAGACAACAGATAAAGGAAGAGTTTTTGATTTAGAAAATGGTTGGGATTTAAATTCATTGCTTGCAGAAACTGTTTATCAAGGCCAAACTCCCGCACCTATTAGTACTCAATATGAAGGAAAGACTAAATTAATTAATTTTGAATTGCTTACATCATATCTTGAGTTAGAAAAAACTCAGCCTTCACTTATACCTCCAGAATTAATGGACAAAATTATAAGTAATATGCCTCCAGCTAGAGATTTAGACTTTATGTATCGTCAAGGAACTGTAGCAGAACGTAGATATTTAATGCAGTTAAATACTCGATTGTATAATGTTTTAGATGCAGCCTCTCAGCAAGGACAAAACTTTGGTACTTTTGTAAATGCTTTGTCCCGATCTTTAAATACTATTGTTGGTGAATCATAATGCCTATAGGTGATCGTAATAAACAGCTAGGCGAATCCGCACAGTCTATAACAAAAAGTTACGCTGACTATTCTAGAAATTTAGAATTTACTGCACCTCCTGTGCAAGAAACAGTCAGTGATCTTTTAAAAGATGAAGAGTTTCAAGCTAACGCAGAAATTTATATGAACTGGTTAGCTACTGATGAAGCTGCTACAAATAAACTTGTTGCGGGTAATGTTTATAATCCAGATATTGCCGAGGTAATGAGGGATGAAACATTTTCTCTTAGTAGTTTAATTGAAAGATCAAAGGCATTAGAAAATGCTCCTGAAGAAGTTTTACAAGCTTACAAACATGTTAAGACTCGTTGGACAGATTCTAAATTAGACGGTGCAGCAAATTGGTTATCTGCAACACGAGATGGACTAGTTGATATATTTACAGACCCTGTTGAACTTGCAGCATTGTTAGCTATTCCGTTTACAAGTGGGGGTAGCGCAGTAGGAGTACAGGCTGCTAAAGAAGCTGGTAAAGTAACATTACGAAAAGCCATACAAAATACATTAGCAAAAGTAGGCTCTGCTGCTAAAAGCCCTGCTGGAATAACTGCGTTAGAAGGCGCAGCTTGGTCGGGCATGGATAACTATTATAATCAGAATGCAGAAATTGCAGCTGATATGAGAGATGAATTTAGTCGGGGTGAATTTGCGTTTTCTACAGGAATAGGTGCTGGTGTGGGTGGTGCTTTAGGTGCTTTCGTACCTTGGGCTGGTAAAAATCTAATGAATTATTTTACTAGCGGGACTAGTAAAGGTGCTACTAGAGAAGCTAATGCTATTACAGAAAGTAACTTATTTAATAAAGAAATAGAAAACATGCCCGAGGAACGTAACTTTCCTGATCCTTTAGAAGATCAGATTGACATGTTTCCTATTACTCCAAAAGAACGGTCTATCTTGGAGTTAGACGTACCTGAAGAACAACCTACTATTCCTACTGAGCAGCTAGATTTAATTGAACCTGAGCAATTAAATATGTTCCCACAGTTTGATCAAGTCAGACAAACTATTAAAAATAATTTAGAAGCAGATGATGTAGACATTGATTCTTTTGCTGCTCAGTTATCAAATGATTTAGAAGGTGGGGATGCAACAAAAGAAGAAATAACTGATCTGCTTACTGGTATTATAAATCAGTACCGTAAAGGCGGGGTAGAGGAAGTAGATGATGTTGTATCTGTACCTACTTCAACTAACACTACTAAATCAACAAATGGTATATCAATAGGACAACGTATTTTTTTTGAAGTATCTAGGCTGGGTAACAAATTAAACTCAAGCGTAGGTGTAGGTCGAGCAACTGGTATTTTAAACGACTTTGCTGATAAGTCACCTACTGCCCAACGTCTTCAAAATTTATTTAGATATGATTCTGAACTAGGCTGGACAGGTTCAAAGTTAGATGTTGACGAAACAATCGGTCAAGATTTTAATGAAGTTTTTAATAGTAGGTTTGGAAAGTTTGTAACAGATTTTCATACTATATTTGTTCCGGTTACTAGTGCTAAAGGTAAACTTAAAGAAGATTTAAATATTTTAATTACACAGGCATTACGAGGTGTTGAGTTACCAGAAAATTTAAATCCTGCAATACAGACAATAGTAACTGACCTAAGAAGCTTACTAAAATCAAGAGCAGATGAACTTGGTTTAGAAGTTGAAGAAGGGGTGAACTATGTACCCCGTATGTGGAAACGCTCAGTTATTGAAAATAATGAAGGCCGATTTAAACAACTATTAACTGAAGCCGGTTACACAGAAAACCAAGCTAACGATATTGTTGATGGCATGCTTTCAAAAAATACTGAGTATTTGATTTCTAACAATGCTGCTAACGATACACTGTTTTTAAGACCAAGGGTGTTAGACAAAATAACAGATGACTCAATCTTTGCTGACTTCCTTGAAAATGATTTAACAACCGTAATGGTTGAGTATGGCTCACAGACTGCTAGAAAAATTGCTAAACAAGAAGTGCTTGGTGTAGCTAATGAAGCCCAATTTAAAACTAAATGGGTAGAGCCTATTGCTAGAGAGTTGAAGGAAGCCGGATTAAGTGATCGAGATATCATAAACTTTAACAGAGATGTTAAAGAAATTTATAACTTAACAACCGGAGAAAACGTAGCTAGGTTTAAGCCCGGAGGAAAAACACAGACTACCGTTGATGCTTGGACTTTTTTAACTAGAACAGCCACTCTTCCTCTAGCTACTCTAAGCAGTTTAACAGAGGTATTTATTAATGTATCTAAAGCGGGAACTATTAACTCAGTTAAAGGTTTAGGTTCAGCCTTAAAAGACGGCTTTAATACTATTACAGTTAAAGCTTTTAATAAACTTAAAGATGATCATAATTTAACTGAACCAGAAGCATGGCGCATACTTAATGAAATGGGTATTGCTATGGATCAGTCTATAGCTGATGTGAGTGATAGGCTTGGTGGTAGCGAAATAAATAATGGATTCTTTAGAAAAGCTAACAATGCTTTTTTTAGATTAAACATGCTAGATCAGTGGACTAAGTTTGTACAGCTTACTTCTTTTCATACAGGTAGAAATTTAATACTAGATAATATTGAACAGATAGCTGCCCATGCAGGAGTCAAACAGTCTAAAAGAATTTTAGAAAAACGTAGAACTCTTTCTGAAATGGGAATTAACGTAGACGATGCAGTTAACTGGTTTGTTTCTGGACGAGATAAAAACTCCTCCTTTATGGATGAAATAAATAAAGGTGCTGGTCGTTATGTTAATGAGGTAATTTTAAACCCGTCTGCTTCTGCAAACTTAAAACCTACATTACATGCTAACCCAAGAACTAGTTTTTTGTTTCAGTTGATGGGTTATCCGGCTGCGTTTACAAATACAATTCTTAAAAATACTGCTAGAAAACTTGTAGAAAATCCATTAGGTAACACAGCTAATGTTGCGTTTGCTGGACTGCTTATGACTGAAACAGCAAGGGCATTAAACTACTTTAGAAGCCGTGGTAAATCAGAAGAAGATGGCGAAACTCAGGCAAGACTAAAAGCTATTATGAGATTTGGCGGGGCTGGTGCATATTTAGATATGATGAATAGGTTATCTAAACGGAGAGGCGGTTTAGAAGATTATTTCACACTACCATTTGGCCCTGTAGTACATGACACAATAAATGCTTATAGATACAGTGCGCCTATTGAAACTCTAGGAACTAAACTCCCCGGATACGGAGCAATGGAACTTATCTTTGGCGAGGAGTTTAGAGACGATTACCAGCAGTGGCTGCGTAATAGAGATGATGCTGTTTTAGAATTTAACAAAGATGTTAGGGACGAAATAAATGACAAAAACCGTACTTCGATTTAAAAAGGGCGGGGAAGTTTTTGATGTTCCAAAGGCTCCGGTTGAGCCTGATGAGCGCATCGATAAAATGACAGGACTGCCTTACAATCAACAGGCGGGTACTGCTTTTATTGATGAAGAAGATCGTCAGCGTTTTAATCTAGGCAGCTTAGTAGCTAAACCAACACTTCAATTTTTGCGGAAGGCGTTAAAAAGCAATCAGCCTTTTGAAAAAACAGCTGATCCTAAATATTTAAACCTGCCAGAAGATCAGCTTGATGCTGTAAATACAGCCCTTTCTGAAGCAAGAGTTAAATTTAAAACAGATCAAATAACTGACATGGACAGCACTGATTGGCTGCCAGCGGAAGAGTTTGTTGAAAATTTGTTTTATGACTTAATGAATGCCCAGCCTGTAATATCAACTGGATTACGTCAGATTGAAAAAGCTAAAGAAGTATTTAAGCCTGTTATTCCTACTACAAGAAGTAATGAGTTAAATGTAGATTTAGATCGGGCTAGGATTCAAATAGAAGAAGGTTTTAAAGAAGGGGCTGCGCCTGAAGATAGAGAAATAGCAGAGCAGCTACTTCAAAATATTAATGAAGTATATCCGGGATTACCTCAACGTAGGGATTTAGATTTATACGGTGATCCAGAACTGTCTGAATCTGAAATAAAAATTAATCGCCTAAAATTTTTAGAATCCTCGCAAGAAAAGAATCCTATGTTTCGTTCTACTTATGGTGGGTTTGAAACAGATTATGATGTAGCGTTTCCCGCAGCTAACGAACTTGGCTTTCATTTAGGCAATGAGGGTCAGTCTTTACAAAATCTTGCTCGTAATATTTTTTATGAAAGTGAAAGCCCCGCTGTTTCCGTATTTAACAAGCATGCATTTGGAGGAGGTTTTTACAATCGAGAAGATGCTAATAATGAATTTAAAAGAGCAGGTATTGATTTAAATAAATTAATAGATACAGGGGAAATACAAGGTGCAGATGGACTACCTATCAGAGTAGAACGGGGCTTTATTAATGTCCGTTCTCCTTTAGTAATTGATGAAGACTTTGGAAACTGGTCTGTTTATGGAATAATTGGTGACCCGGATAAACTAGACCGAACATTAGAATATATAGCAAATCAATCTGATGTTTTACAAACTATGTCTTCTGCTAGAAAAGAGCAGATTCTTGAGAAGCTTGTTGAACTATCTATGAAATCAAGAATACTTGCAGAAGAAGAAGCTTTGAATGAAAGCGCAAAAAGAACTACTTTGTTTTTTGGTTTAGCCCGTCAACAGCAGGGAAAAGAATTACGCAGCCTTTTAAAAACATTAGGCTTTGATTCTATTAAATATCGCAATACCGGAGAGAACGCCTACCGTACAGATTATAGTAAAAACTCAGCATATTCTTATATTTTATTTGATCCCGAGCAATTTAAAAGCGACAAGGCTAAGTTATTTGACATCAATGATCCTCGCAAACGTAAAGCTTTGGGCGGGTTTATATCTCCTGTAGCTAAAGGTTTGTTTGACGTAATAAAAAGTTACTCTAAAAGAAATATCTCAGATGAACAGGCTCAGTATGCTGCTAATAAAATTAGTAAAGAAGCGTTTCCTGATTTTGGAGATGATGTTGACACTCCTGTTGATGAAAGCTTAGAAGAATTTCTTTTAACAAATACTCGTGCTTTACTGGATGAAAAGCGTGATATGAGCTTAGAAGATATTCGTGCAGCAGGTTGGATAGGAGATATCAGCGGAGAAGAGTTCAGCAAATGGAGAGGATACACTCCTGAAGAAATAGAAGTCTTTGAAAGGTCTAATGAGCTTGCTGATGAAGTTTTCCAATCAGCAGATTTTAATTATTTAATTACTAATGTACTTGATGAAATAAAAGCAAGAAGTCCCCAAGCAACAGTCGAGTCTAAATTAAACAAAGCACTGGCAGACATTAAAGAACCTATCCCTGTTAAATCTTTAACTAACTACTTTAGAAGAAAAGGAGTTAAAGATATTGAAGTAAATCAAGCAAAAGTTAAAGAAGCTATAGATACTCTTAAACTTGGTGCTAGAGAAGGGGAAGCGTGGGGTCTGGATACTAAAGGTGGTGCTATACCTATGTCAGAGGTAGGCTCTAGAGGTAGAGTTACCCCCGAAAATGTACCAGCATTCGGTGCGTTTAGAGACGATATCGAACAAATGCGAAAAGTAATAGAATATAATGCTGAAAATTCTCTTTTAAAAAGACAGGCTAGAGATTGGGATATTACTTACGAACAAAGTGTAAATGAAGCTTTTGATTTTTATAAAAAATATTTTGGAGCAAGTGAAAATATACCAGATAATTATAAATACACTTTAGACGAATTTTTAGAAAGCCCCGTAAGGTCGCATTTATTAGGTCGTATAGTAGAAGATGTAACATCAGGAGGCATGACTGAGGAAAATACTAAGCTTATAAATTTTTTAAGAAAAGCTTATGACGTTTCTAAAAGTGAAGAATCAGATAAAGAATTACTTGACTCAATTTTTGGAGATGAAGAATATGTAATAATAAATGCGCTTTATGAGGCAATGCGTAGAGAGTTAGGTGATGAGAAGACTGAAAACATACGAGACCCTATTAATCAATTTGTACGCAATGAAAGAGATAACAATCCAATGTATCCTTTGGGGGGCATTAACGATCCCGGGGAAGATATCGGGGAAGTAGACTATTTAGGTGTTCCTTTTTCTGATATTACTTTACCAGATACTAATCAAGATACTTATGCAGTAAGGCTGTATAAAGACCCCAGAGTACCAGACGATTATTCTAGTTTTCATTGGACTGATGATGGCGTAGCTTTTCACACGAGAACAGATGTCCAAGGGGACTCATTACGCATACAAGAAATACAGTCTGATTATGTTAATGATTTAAAAAAATCTACAAACTTTAAGGATAAAAATAAAAGCTTTCCTTTTGTTAAACAGGCACTTTACAGAGAAATAGAGAACGCATACGATCAAGATTTAAATAAAATAGAAATAGCAATAAAACCTAAAGGTGTAGAAGCGTTATTCAGATCATCACAAGTGCAAAAGAATTATGAAACATTTATTGCTAAGACTGCAAAAAGTGTAGCAAAACAAATAGGTGCTAAAGTTTCTGAAAAGAAAGGATGGTTAATTATTGCACTACCTGCGGGAGGTGTTACTTTACCGTTGTATGCCCAAGAAGAAGACAGAGAAGAATTCTTTGAAGGCGGGAGAGTCCTTGGCTCTGCATTAAAATCAATGGTAAACAAACTTAAAAAAAGCGGGGATGCAGTTGGTACTAAGGTTGGTAGCTTTATTGGTATTGAACCTAGCGATATACAGTGGGCTAACTCTCTTGGTAAAAAGTTTGGACAAAGAGAAGAAATGGACGGACGGGGAGATGCAGCTCGGCATCTTGCTCTCGGCTGGCTGGCTCAAAGGTCTAACCATCCTGAGACTGCTAAGTTCTTTATTAATGCAAGAGAAGTTTTATCTAACGTACCTGAACGGGAAATGGATCAAAAGAACAACAACTTGGGGTTTGCACTAGAGGCAGACAACAGAGCAGAAGCAGAGAAACGAATCATGCAGTTAATTGATAAAGGTGATGCTTCTTATATGACTCCCGCCCAAAGTCAGGAGTTACATGGTTATAACAAAGGCGGTAAGGTCATGAAGGCGTGCAGCAAATGAAGTACTTCACAGAAGATGAACTGAAATGCTCTCACTGCGGGGAGCAGGGTATGAACGCTGAGTTCATGCAGAAAGTAGAAAAACTACGCGAGGAGTTAGGGTTTCCCTTTCCCGTTACCAGTGCATACCGCTGCCCGGAGCATCCAATAGAAGCTAAAAAGTCTGCCCCGGGCGCACATGCTAGTGGTCGTGCAATTGATATAGGTATCTCTCACGAGAACGCCTACAGGTTAATTCAGGCTGCTATCAACTCCGGCTTTACTGGTATAGGTATTAACCAGAAAGGCTCGGCCCGTTTTATCCACATCGATGATCTGGACTACGGCATTCGTCCTACAGTCTGGAGTTATTAAACGCAGATATCTCATCCTCGAGATATTTGTGTAATCCCTTCAACTTTACTTCAGCCTCGCTAATTGCTTTATAAATTAGCGGGGCATCATCTTTTTTAAATACTTTTGATATCTTATCTTTAGGCAACATACTTACCTCGGTGATCAAGTCACCTTGTAAGTTAATTAACAGTTTAAAAGATATTAGATTCCCTTCCATACAACATTCTCCTGCTTACCACGCAGTCCTGCTTTCATGTAGGCTGTTGCTCTGCCCTCAAAAAAATTCTGGTGTTCTACACCAAGAACATCATCAAGCCAGTGCAACGGGTTGTCCTTAACCTCGTAGTTAGGCTTCAAGCCCAGTTGTAGCAGTCTGCGGTCAGCTATATAATGAACATAATCACTCATCTCTGATCGACTTAATCCTCGGATATCGCCCATCTCGAACACTAAATCCAAGAACTTCTGCTCCAACGTAACCATATCCCGGCAAGCCTGATAGATTTCTTTCTTGAAATCATCTGTCCAGATATCCAGATTTTCCTGAATAAACTCCCGGAACAAGCGGGTCATGGCTTCTACATGAAGAGATTCATCTTTAATACTGTAACTAACTATCTGCCCCATGCCTTTCATGCGCCCAAAGCGGGGGAAGTTTAGAAGGATAACAAAGCTGCTGAACAACTGTAGTCCCTCGGTAAAGGCACTGTAGACAGCAAGGTTCTTAGCAATTGAACCCTTATCCTTTACTGATATGCGTAGGCTGTTGACATACTCGTGCTTGTCAGACATCTCCTCGTACTCAGCAAAGGCTTTGTATTCTACTTCAGGCATACCAACTGTATCCAACAACAGGCTGTAGGCATGCTGATGTATGGATTCCATGTTGGCGAATGCACCCATCATCATCCGGGCTTCTGGTTTCTTGAAGATGCGCATGTAGCGGTCAACGTACCCGCTGCCTACATCTACATCTGACTGAGTGAACAGTCTGAATATCTGTGTAAGGAGATTCTTTTCTTCCTGTGTCATGTCCTGCCAATCTTTAACATCATTGTGCAGGGGTACATCCTCTGGAAACCAGTGCATCTGGTTCTGTTGGAAGTAGTAATCAAACATCCAAGGATGATCAAAAGGTTTGTAGTAATCTCTAGTGCTTAACAGACTCATGTAGTTTCCCCATCTTCTTTGTAATAAAATTGTCCAAACTCTTCCCAATATTCTTTGTGGCACTTGCGCTCGTGGTAGCAGTTGAAGCATGTACCAGTAAGGTCATCAAACTCTGGGTTCTCACAGATATCTAGCTTTTCCATGTATCCCCAAGAACCGGGCTGACATTTACAATCTGACATATTATCCCTCGCAACTTAGGCAGGTTCCTAAATCAATCCGGGGTATCTTTATGTTTACATTCTCAGCTGATCTAGCAGCATCTGACCGCAAGTAATACATAGACTTCAGCTTCTTAGCCCCGGCCCAATGTACATCGTTTACATACTGTAAGTATTCATCATGCACTTCCTGTGGCTCTGTAGCTTTAGGAGGCACAAAGAATAGGTTAACACTCTGGCTCTGACAAATATAGTCTTGGCGTTGATGCGCATGTTCTATAATCCATATCTGGTTTATCTCGGGGGCAGTCTTGAATATTTCTTTCTGCTCCTCAGAGAATACATCCAGATGCTGTATTGATCCCTCATGGGCAGCAATATCCTTCCAAAGATCATCACGTTTTTTCTGGCTGCCGGGGAACATTTCATAAATTAAATCGTCTAAGTATTTATTCTTAACCTTAAAGCTTCCCGATAGCGTCTTATGTGTGAACACATTTGCCCGGAAAGGTTCAATAGATGGGCTTGTACCGCCACATATAATTGAACTAGAAGCGTTAGGTGCTACCGCCAGTAGGTGTGCATTTCGCCTGTTACTACCACTTATGTCGGGGGCTTCACCCCTGTCAGCAGCCAGTTGTTCTGTTGCCTCAACCGCCTTGGTCTTGATGTAGTTAAATGCCCTGTGGTTGAAGGAGGTGGCGTACATGCTTTCAAAAGCGATACCATGACTCTGGAGATAGGAGTGGAATCCCATCGCTCCTAGGCCCACAGAACGCTCCCTGTAGGCTGAATAAGCCGCTTTAGTGTAGCCTTCCTTACCCTCTTTGACGTAGCTTTTAAACCGTTTAAAGTTAGCGGTGTACCCGCCCAAATGACTCGTGTCTACAATATCTGAAATAAAATGCTCAAGGATATTGTCAAGCATGGTAATCAGGTCGGGGATGAAGTTGTCGTCCTTGCTCCACTCATCAAAGTGTTCAAGGTTTACACTGGATAAACAGCACACAGCTGTACGCTCCTCGCTAGTAGCCAGTGTAATCTCAGAGCAAAGATTACTTTGATTTATCTTTAGCCCAAGGTCTTGCTGTTGCTTGGGCAGGGCAGCATTACAGGTGTCAATGTTAACAACGTAAGGCTCCCCGGTTTCTGCCCGGGTGTTGATGATCTGGAACCACAGGTCACGGGCTGAGACTGTCTTAACCGCAGTGTTACTCTTGGGGTCTATCAGTCTCCACTCACTGTCAGCTTCTACCGCATCCAAGAATTCATTAGTTACGTTAACTGCATTGTGAAGGTTCAAACATTTCCTGTTGATGTCCCCGCCAGTTGTTTTACGCATGGCGATGAACTCTTCAATCTCTGGATGGGTAATGTCCATGTAAGCAGCATAGCTACCCCGCCTTGTAACCCCTTGGTTAAAGGCAAGCATTTGACTATCTACGACATGCATGAATGGGATAGAACCAGTAGACTTACTACCGTTAGATGTATCCACGCCATTACTCCGAATGTCACCCCAGTAACCACCGATCCCTCCACCTGCGCTCGCCAACCATATGTTCTCATCGTAATGAGAAGAAAGACCGTGGCGGGAGTCAGGAACAAAATTAAGAAAACAGCTGATAGGTAGGCCACGGCTAGTTCCCCCGTTACTAAGGATAGGAGTGCTAAACATAAACCACAGGTTACTAGCATAGGTATAAAGTCGCTGTGCAAGAGCGAAATCAGTAACCCCTTTATAAGTTGCCCCGTATACAGCAGCCCTAGCAAAAGCCTCTTGAGCATGATCTTCTCCCTCCCAAAAATATCTATCTTTTAATGTTTCAATTGCAAACGCATCCAGTGCGGACTCTTTATCGTAATCAATCTTGAGACCTAGATACTCTTGCACTCCTAGTTTGTCAGTCATTATTTAATTCCTTTCTTTATAATCACAGACATCATACGTTTCTCGTACCACTCTGCCTTGCGTAAATCTTCAACACCATTCTTGTGCCTGAATCTCCAACGATACTTCATGCTGTTGCCCCGGCAGTAGCCTATAAACTCTTCGGGCGTAAGCATGGCTTCAATAGCATCAATGCATTCAATCCCACCCTGATTGTAATGTGAGGGGGAGTTAACAGCATCTATCCTAGATTCTTCTCTAAGTTTCTTGCCGACTTCATACCATTCTTCTGGTGTTGCATCATCAATAGACATTATTCAGTCTCCTTATTTTCATCAAAATACTCGTTAATAAACCCTTCACTCTTACGATATTCCATATCTACCCACTCATCGGGAAGAGTATACTCACTGTACCATGTGAATCCGTTAGCTTCAGCCCACTCTGCGTGGCTCCGCTTTGTGCCGTCCTTTCTACGTTTAGCCTGTGGCATCGGTGCAGCAGGATCGGCAAATAAAAATATTAATTCATAGTCCCGGGGCAGTGACTTGTTGATCCAGATATATTTACTGTACTCAGCAAAGTCCCAGAACCTACCCTTAGCTTCAATCAGATAAGTGGTGCGTCCTATCTTCCTGATAAAGTCGGGGTGATATTTGTGCTTGATGGTGTAGTCTAAAATCTTGCTATGGTGTTTCCATTTTTTCAGGAGACCTCCATGCAAATTAGCTTCCCATATTGAATCATAGTTAGCAGGTACGTTCTTCTGTACCGGACGCTGCCTCCGCTTCTTACGAATTCCTTTCCGTATCTTGGCCTTCATCAATGTATTACAGCCTCTTCCCTGTTTATTAATTCCAACTCAATGAGATCGTATAAATGCATCAATGTGTCGTCACTGAGATAAACATTCTTTTCGTGCTTATAGATTTCCAATCCAAGAACTAGAAGAAGTTCAATTATCTCTTCATTTGCTTCTGAACTCATTCTTCTTTATCTGCTTTACTGCCCACTTGTAAGAGTAGGGTGCGAGTGTCATCTTCCCTTGCAGAAAGAAATGAGTCTGGTCTGATAATCTATTTAAAATATTATCAACTGTTATCTTATGTTGGTCTTTCTTTTCAACCTGTTCACGCAGCCAATCAACTAACATTTCTTTGGCTTGTCTTCTGATTCGTTTAGCTTGTTTGCCGTTCACAATACTTCCTCTACGTTTGGGGGAACAACAACCTTGGTCAGGTGTACCAAACCCTTGGCATATTTAAATGTGCGTAGACCCCGACCGCCATTGGCATCTGCATAGCAGTCGTACTTGTAGCTACAGTAGGAGCAGTTCTTAGAAATCTTTTCATTACCCTTCGCGCCATCTGCTTCAACGGGGTAGCATCTTTCAGGCGGGGAGTCTGTAGCAATCACATCTTTAACTACGTTGATCCTGTCTTTAATGTTTGGCTTGTCCAAGTCCTCGGGTATAAACAAACAAAGTTCACCACTTTCTTTATTGATAACCAAGAACCCGCCAGAGTTTGTACCTTCAGCAGCTTCGTAGCCTGCAAGCTGACTCAGGTATCCAAAGGGATCGTTCTCTGCCAGTGTACCGTACTTAAACTTGCTGAATGCAAAGCTGGACGCAGTCTTAACGTCAACTACTTCACCATCTATCTTGCAGTCCATGTGTCCGGCAATACTATCAATGGCTACTTCTTTCTGTTGGCTTGTTACCTCATGCCCTGAAATCTTAACCAGTAGTAGGGCTAGTTCTTCAAGCAGATGCCCGTACAGGAACTTAATCATAAGGCTTGGTGACAGATCACCATCCTTACCTTCGGCCCGGGAGTCATACCAAAGTCTTCTCAAAGGCTTACCGATATTAGACATCCTAAGATTGAAGTTGGAATCCCTTGGCGTAGGTCTAGCCCATCCTATAAAGGCTTGCTTCATTGCCTCGCCAAATTCCTCAATGAGATCATCAGATACATCAATAGCCTCACCATTTGTTAGTGGCTCTAGCGATGTGTATATATCTTCTATTAACGTATCAATTGTTTTCGACATTATCAATTACCTTATTGAGGATGTTTAGTGCATCGGAAACATCTAGTTTAAACCATTCATACTTAGAACGATACTTGTTTCTTAATTCTTTGTGTAAAAGTTTTTCTATTTGTGGAGCATCTTCAACAGCTATTGCATACTCAACCTTGTAGTCTCTGTATGGAGAGCCAATTTGAAAAGCATTTAATCTATCGGGGACTGACATAGCCCTACCAACTTTCAACCACCCGTCCCAAGCAGGGTTGGATATCAAATAGACATTGCCTTCTTTTATGTGTTTGCTTTTGTAGTACTCTTTAAATACTACGTCATTGTAGTTTTTGAATCTGCCGGGGGTATGGGTAGCATGGCTTACAGGTATATACTTACCACCCACATACATTCGTTTTTTGTTCTTTTTTAAATGTGCTTCTAAGGTACGTCTGCCCCCGTCTGAATTACCAATGTAATACCAGATGCCGTCCTTGTACTGTAGATTAATATAATCACGATACATTTCAGGTAGAGTGTTGGTAACTGTATCACCACATTCAACACAAACAAGTTCTTCCCAATGAAGATGTTGTATCTTCAAGTCTTCGTTACAATTTTCGCACTCAACTAGATAAGGCATAACTATTCTTTCTCTTTGAGAACATACTTTGTTATAAATTCCCAAGGTTTATCTGTGGAATATCTGTACCATTTACCTTTTCCTTTTACTCTCCATTTACCGGCACGGGGAGCCACAATAAATTTATCGTTAATAACAATTAAACCAGACTGTAATTCACATGACATATCAAACTCCTTACCAGCCAAACTAAATTCATATAGCTGGCCTATAAGGTATCTACGCTTACTATAAGTTTCAGTATAATAATCTTTGTGCCAGTTCTCCTCAGCGCATATATTCTCATCTTTACATGCATACTCATATAAAGAAGCCAACGCTTCATAGTTTTTTTCTTTTAAATACTCATCTAAATATTCTTGATGTACAAACGAACCCATCCTACGTCTAGTGTGTTTCACTCCAATCATCTCCTATATTGTATTCCCCATCAAGCTGACAGTTTAGTTCCAGCGCAACACCCGCTTCTACAATAGCATCAATACCAAGCTCACCAACCAGTTCAGCATCTTGAGCAAGAGCCTCAACCTGCCACTCATCATGGATGTTGGCTACGATTTTGGCATTAAGATTGTTTGACTTTAACTTGTCATCAAATAGAACCAAAGCTTTCTTCATCACGATTGCACCTGCACCTTGAAGCAGTGAGTTCAAGGCAGCATGTGATGACCTGATAAATATCTTACGCCCATCTATGCCCCGGACGTAGCCTTTTGCTGACGCTCTTTCAACTCGCCTTGTAAGAGCAGCAAATGCTGGGAGATTATTAAGGAAAGATTCTCTAAGTCGTTTACCGTGATTTTTGTTTCCTCCAACCACTGTTCCAAGCTTTTCATTTCCTGCTCCGTATATAAGTGCATAGATGAAAGTTTTAGCCTGATCTCTTGATTCAAGTCCCGCAAGTTTTTGATTAGCGGTGTGGA